TGGAGCATCCTCGGCAACCGGATACAAGGGAGCATCCTCGGCAACCGGCACCTATGGAGCATCCTCGGCAACCGGCACCTGTGGAGCATCCTCGGCAACCGGAGACTATGGAGCATCCTCGACAACCGGAGACTATGGAGCATCCTCGGCAACCGGATACAAGGGAGCATCCTCGGCAACCGGAGACTATGGAGCATCCTCGGCAACCGGATACAAGGGAGCATCCTCGGCAACCGGCACCTATGGAGCATCCTCGGCAACCGGCACCTGTGGAGCATCCTCGGCAACCGGATACAAGGGAGCATCCTCGGCAACCGGAGACTATGGAGCATCCTCGGCAACCGGCACCTGTGGAGCATCCTCGGCAACCGGATACTGTGGAGCATCCTCGGCAGAAGACAAGGATGCATTAGCTGTTGCTTGGGGCTACAAATCAAAAGCAAAGGGCGTTATTGGCTCGTTTCTTGTTTTTGCAGACTGGGAATACACTGGCTCAAAAGATAATCCGGAATATGACAGAAATAACCAGAGTGCGTGGGTTCTTAACGGCGCAAAGATGGTGCAGGTTGATGGGGAGATTATCAAGCCGGATACTTGGTATACGATTGAAAATGGAGAGATTGCGGAGGTATCAGAATGAATTACATAAAAGCAAAATATCCAAACCAGAGCCGGTCATATATATTTGCTACATCAGACGATGTAAAAGCCGGTGACACGGTTGTAAATGCCAAAGGCGCAAAGCTGAAAGTTACGGATGAATCGGTGGATATGGCATGGGTAGAGACCTACGGTGCTGATAAGGTGGAAGTTGTGAAGAAATATGAAGAACAGGAAAGCGGTGGTGACGATGAGAGTTAATCCATGTAGATATTGTGCATTGTCTATAAACCTTAACGGAAAGCATTGTTCAAGGTATTCTTCCGAAGAGTGCGCAAAATGTGAGAACATTCAAAAACACAGGGAATACCTTTTAAGTCAGCGAAAATTCGCAGAGGGTGAGCAGATTACAAGCATTGAGGAACTTTTGAAACAGGAATGGGTAATGTGGTATCACAGTACAAAGCACATAGAGGTTTTCAAGAATATGCAACTCAATCTTGTTTTGAAATTTCTTAAAAATGGAGCATTTAAAAAAGCAATAAGGAAAGAAAGCGAGGAAAAATAATTATGGCAGAGAACACAGCAGTAGCAAAGACAGAGGAAAAGGCAGAGGTTGCACACAGCAACAACAAGGTTACAGACTATAGCCTTGGAATTTTTGGAACATCAGATAATTTCATTATGGCTATGCAGATGGCAAAGGCGTTGGCGAGTTCAACTATCGTTCCGGCAACATTCCAGAAGAACGATGCAAACTGTCTGATTGCTATTGAGCAGGCGCAGAGACTGCGAGTAAGCCCACTGATGGTTATGCAGAATCTGTATGTGATCCAGGGTAGACCGTCTTGGAGTTCAAAGTTTCTGATTGCGGCAATCAATAATTCCGGTAAATTCGACATGGAATTACAGTTCGAGGAAACCAAAGATAAGGATGGCAAGCCTTATTCGTGTCTTGCTTGGACTACGAAAAATGGTCGTAGAGTTGAGGGTATGAACGTGGACATGGAAATGGCTAAAGCCGAGGGATGGCTTGGTAAGAACGGTAGTAAGTGGAAAACCATGCCACAGTTAATGCTTCGTTACAGAGCGGCATCTTTCTTCTCAAGTCTGAATTGCCCGGAATTGACGATGGGGCTTTATACAAAAGAAGAAATGCAGGACAACGATTTCAAGGAATATCCGATGGAAGATTTACAGGAACAGGTTAAGCATGAAATATCTGAAAACGCAAACACAGAGGATTTCTTTGTTGAGCCGGAAGTTGCAGAAACTGTGGAAGAGCCCAAGATGGCAGATAAACCGGAAAAGGTAGAGACGGAAGTTGTTGATAATGACAATGATTTGCCGGACTTCATGAAGTAGGATGATAGAATGAACTTTCCAAAATCTGAATTGAGTAAGCAGGATGCATTGCACCTATGGATTACTTGCCGTTCGAAGTATGCCAAAGAGCAAATGTTCCTTACAAATTACGGAATTGTCTTTTTTGTTATGCGACGTTTAGGCATTCCAGCGTTTGATGAAGATATGTTTCAGATTGGTTCCATTGGACTTCTAAAGGCTATTGACACCTTTGATGCTTCAAAAGGATGTTTTTCTACATATGCTTTTCCTATTGTAAGAAATGAAATACTTTTGTCATTCCGAAAAAACAAAAAATCCGTAAAAGCAGCATTTTCATTAGATGATAATGTGGATATAGGAAATGGCGAAAGCGTTTCTTATTCGGAGATAATATCAGACGGAAAAGATTATGAAGAAAATGCAGTAAATCACATGCTTGTTCAGTTGATGTTTGAGAAATTGAGTCTAAGAGAAAAACGTATTTTTATTATGTTTTTTGTGGACGGAAAAACACAATGCGAAATATCCGAAAGACTTGAAATTTCGCAGGGAACGGTTTCCAGAATTATTAAAGGCATGGGGAAAACAAAGAAGAAAGGCAGGAAAAAATATGATGGTAATTAGCCAGGACGGCACGATTGATATGCCGTATGAACAGGTAATTATTATGAGACACGATAAAAGCATTTACTTAATGGAACATCTTACTGAGGACGTTGAAATTGCTAAATATTCCACGGAAGAAAAGGCAGACGAAGCCATGGAAGAATTAAGAGTTGCTTATATGTGCCATAATCTTGTAAAGATGGGGCAGACACCGCCAGATGGAATTGACAAAAAAATTACTATGGGTTTGAGTGGAGTATTTCACTTTCCGGCAAAGGAAGAATTGGAGTAGCATATGGAAGTTATATCATTTTTAGAATCCGTACAGAAAGGAATGGAAGATAACATTTACAACTTTTGCAAAGATGGAAAATGTAGCCAATGCGGTAACTGCTGTTCCAACCTTTTACCAATGAGCAGAAAAGAAGTAGATACCATTCGCAGATATATTCGTAAGAACCATATCAAAGAGTGCAAACATCTTCTTCCCACTGCGAATAGAACGTATGATATGACATGCCCTTTTCTTGATACGGATAAGAGTTGCGAGAAATGCAGAATCTATCCGGTTCGACCGGAAATTTGCAAGCAATTTATCTGTGACAATGAGCAGAGAGCAAAGCACAATAGGGCATTGTTGGGACAGACGAGACAGATTATTGATGTGAGGAGTGAGTTCTTTAATGAGACTTAAAGTTTTAGGTTCTGGTTCATCCGGCAACTGCTACATTCTGGAGAATGAAAACGAAGCCTTGATAATCGAAGCTGGGTTGCCATTCATGGAAGTCAAGAAAGCACTGGATTTCAATGTGATGAAAATTAAGGCTGTGATTACTACCCATTTCCATACTGACCATAGTCTTTATAGCTTACAATATGTGCAAGCTGGCATTCCTGTTTTTGAACCATGCAGACAGCCGATAAAAGATTCTGAAATGCGTTTTAGAAAAGGAAATTTTGACATAAGAGCATTTGAAAACCGTGATAAATCTGGAAGATGGCTACATAACAACGGAGACGGTTCAGAGTGTCCGTGCGTTGGGTTTTACATTACGCATCCAGATATGGGAAGCCTTGTGTATGCAACAGACACAGAATACGTCAAATGGCGATTTAAGGACATTAATCACATCATGGTGGAAGCCAACTACGATATGCAGTTTGTGAACCGAGAAGAGCCAAATTACGAGCACAGATTAAGAGGTCACATGAGCCTGCCAACGGCGCTTAAATTTATTTCTACTAACGATAATCCGGCATTGCGAAATGTCGTTCTAATTCACTTATCAGATAAATCAGCAGATTCGGCATTATTCAAACAAAAGACAGCAGAGACAATTAAATATGGATCAGATGTTTACGTGGCGGAACGTGGATTAGAGGTTGATATGAACCTTTTCCCGTTTTAAGGAAGCGAGGAATAAGTGAATGAATAAAGTGATTTTAATGGGAAGATGCACCAAAGACCCGGAAGTAAGATGGTCGCAGGGTGAGAAGTCAACAGCTATCGGTAGAATTACTCTGGCGGTTGACCGGAAATTCAAGCAGGATGGACAGCCAACGGCAGATTTTATCAATTGTCTTGCGTTTGGTAAAAGAGCAGAGTTTCTTGAAAAATATTGCAAAAAGGGAACAAAGCTTGTAATTGAAGGAAGCTGGCAGACCGGAAGTTACACCAACAAAGACGGTAATAAGGTGTACACCAATGAGTGTTTGATCGAAAGCTGTGAATTTGCAGAGAGCAAACAGGCTTCGCAGGACAACGGAAGTTACAAACCGCAGCCTATGACAGATTCGGATGGTTTTATGGATATTCCGGATGGAATTGAGGAAGAGTTGCCTTTTACTTAATAATGACTCGGATAAATCAATGGAAGGGAGATATGTATGTTATTGATCGAGGACAAAGGTCAGAAAGAGGGTCAGCACATACTTAAGAATCGCTATTTTGATCGTAATGACATAGAGGTGCTACGAGCACCTCTTCCAGTTGGAGATTATGTTATCGCGGAAGAAACCGTTCTTGACGTTATAAGACGAAAGTCAGCAAGAAAGATGGAAGTTAAGAAGATGGACTTTATTGGAAGCTACAAGGTTGCCGTAGATACTAAGAAGGACATGCAGGAGATTACGGGAAACGTCTGCGGAAAACAGCATCCAAGGTTCCGAGACGAGTGTATTTTGGCGCAGAACAACAATATAGCACTGTATGTTTTGGTTGAGAACATGGATGGAATAAAAACTATTGAAGACGTTTTTCATTGGCACAATCCAAGGCTTGAGAGATACAACAAGATAAAGTACATGCACGGCATTGGAAAGTGGTTGAATGTACCGCTTCCAAAGGCACCGCCAACGAGCGGGGAAGTCCTTGGAAAAGCAATGCTGACAATGCAGCTTAAGTACGGCGTGGAATTTGTTTTTTGCAGACCGGAAGATGCAGGATCGCGTGTCATTGAGCTTTTGGAAGTAGAAAAGTGATAATTTTTTGGAACTTGAAGGAGATATTATGGCAAGTAAGCGGATGTTTCGTATAGATTTAGTGACGTCAGATGCTTTTCTTGACATGCCGCTCACAGCGCAGGGGTTGTTTTTTCATTTATGCATACGGGCAGATGACGACGGTTTTGTTGACTGCGCCAATAAAACAGTAAGAGAGTGCCAGGCTTCAAAGGAAGACTTGCAAATTCTCATTGACAAACATTATGTTCTTACTTTTCCAGGATCTAATGTTATTGTCATAAAACATTGGAAATTACATAACTGCATTCAAAAAGACCGTTATAAGCCAACCAATTATGCAGAAGAAAAATCAATGCTTTATACGAAAAAAAATGGAGCATACACATTTGATGCTTCAAAAAATTTTTCCGGAGTGAATGCAATAAGGAGCGCAGGAAGCTCGCCGGGGAAAGAAGTGGAAGCGTGCATACCGTCATTGGCGGAAGTGGCTGATTATTGCCGTAAGAGGAAGAATGGTGTTAGCGCAGAATCATTTATTGATTACTACAAATCAATAGGTTGGAAACGTAATGGAGAAATAATAACCGACTGGAAAGCCGCATTAAGGAGCTGGGAGAAGCAGGAGAAAGAGAGTAACACAAGATCAAAAAACAAATTTAATAACTTTCATCAGAGATCTTATGACTATGATGAATTAGAAAAAACTTTGGTGGAAACAAATGTTAAGGAAGGGCGTGACAAGAAATGATGGAAATGGGCGAATGCGAAATTTGCAGCAGGTACAGACATGCAAAGCATAAAGGTGAACAGTTGGAGATTCTTGCGGAACTAAACGACGTCCCAAGGCACAAAATTATTGTGATTTTATTGGAAAACGGAGAAAATGTAAAACTTCCAATAAGAACAAGGGGAAGAAAACGCAATACGGATTTTACAGAAAAAGAATACCAGAAAGCATTACTTAATAGGCTCGATGAATTGGATGGTCAAATTTCTGATCGTGAAAATGAATTCAAAGATATATGCACAGTCCTTTTTGGAACTCGATTCGATTGAGATGAAAAGAAAGGAGAACTGATTCATGAGAAATAAAGATGAAGAACTTAGGCGAGAGGGAATGGCATATGCTCTGCGAATTGCAAAGGAGAAGGGAATTGACTCTCTGGAAGAAGAGTGCCGCTTTCGCGGCGCAACAAAATTACCACTTGCGCTACCAAAGAATGCAATAGATGAATGCGTCAGCAAGATTAAATTAAATACCATAGACACGGTAACGATTTTGTCTGCAATGGTTTTGCACGATGAGTTTGACTTTGGTAAAAGCCGCATACAGAGATTTGTTGATCGCTTCAATAAAAAGGCAGAATGCATCATGGATGATTATGCTACATGGGAAGATCAGATACAGATCTTGAAAGAAGAGTGTGGGTTGGATTTTAAAATTCGCAGAAATGACACTGATGTGAAAGTGAGATAAAGGTATGAAAGAAAAAACGCGCAACGATAGCGGCGACGCGCTTAAGAGATTCAGAGAGGTGCCGTATCAGTTGCGGTGCAAAAAGGAGCAGGGAAATGATTGAATGTATGAGAACAGTAGCGAGAATGCCGGAGTTTGGACGGTGGATTCCGGTAAGTGAGAGACTTCCGGAAGATGATACATACATTTTGCTTTCATACGGGAATTGCACGCTTCCGGACATCGGCAGATATGAAGTTGATAAGGACGGGAACGGTGCATTTTATCCTGGAGATGAGGATAGAAGTTGTGCGTCATTCGAGTTATTTGTGAACGCGTGGATGCCGCTGCCGAAACCATACAGAGAAAGCGAGGCATGATATGAAAGAAGAAACGAAGATGGAGATAAGCGCGGCACTAACGCTATTAAAAAACACACTGATAAAAAATGGTGTAAGCATTGCACTTGCCGGAAGTGAAGATGCTGGGGAAGATGATGGTTGCATTCTGTTTTTTGATACGGATGAATATTACAGAACCGGAAAAATGGATGGAGTATCAGTAAAAACCGTGGATTTAGTGAGGTAGAAATATGAAAAATGGAATACATCCTGATGGATACATAGTTGAAAAGAAAAGGACCAATGCAGACCGGATCCGAAGCATGACGGATGAGGAACTGGCAAAATGGTTTGATGCTGTGACGAAAGACGTACTTGGTGGAAGCACTTGGAATAAAAAAGGATGGCTTAAATGGCTTCGGGCAGAAAGCGAGGGATAGCATGGAGAGATTAACGACAAATAAAAGCGTATCTGATATGTCAATGGTTGAGCAGGCACATAACAGTTGCTATGTAGACAGCGAAGGTAATGCCAGATATAGAGATTATGAGATGCAAATGGATGCACGAGATTTCGCCAGAAACCTCATGGTCACATTGACAAAAGATGAGTTGCCAGTAGATGATACAGAGTTTGACGAGGAAATACTGGACAATTTAACAATAGACCCATTTTCAGATGTCCGTGGTCTGATTGCCATGTTCTACCGTAATATGTGGGCAATGGCAGACTTAAGAGAAAAGCTGAAACGCGATGAGGATGCCGAGGAGCAGGGATTGCTTCTGCGGTTGCCGTGCAAGGTGGGAGATACCGTATGGGTAGTTACTTCTCCGTTTAATGTGTTTGATGGCATTGAATATGATGAAAATATGAAAGATGAAGTGTATGAAGCTTTTATTTCTAGTGTAACTTTCTATGAATGCGGGGAGCAATATAGAATTTATGCAAAAGCAACAAATCACTTTATCGGAGCGTATTTTAGAAAATGCGATTTTGGGAAAACCGTATTCCTTACAAAAGAGGAAGCCGAAGCCAAGCTGAAAGAAATGGAGAACAGTCATGAGTGATTTTTTGAGATTTTTTGACAAGGTTGCATACAAATATAAGTTACATCTAAGCATTGCATACAACAAGGTTGCTGATTGGGGAATTTATATTTACAGAAGCGGGCGCGGGGAGAACGGAAAAGATCTTGTGATCGTAAATGTATCGGATTGTGACATGGAGCTGTGCTTTGCCAGAGCACAGGTGCAGCTGAAAGAGTGGCTGAGTGAGCATGAGGGAGGATATTAAATCGTGAACAATCAGGGACGAAGAAACTGCGGGTCTAAAAGCCAGAAAAACAAAGAAAGTTTCGATATGATCGTAAGGGAAGTCAATGCAGAATTTTCCCGGATAACCAAAAGAAGCATCAATGACTTGGAGAGATTAGCTGAACAGTCTACGGATAACACTATGAAAAAAGTAACAATGACGGAGAATGAAGCGAAAGTTTTTATCCAAAATGCTATGGAGCAGTCAAAAAAGGCGTTGGCAGAATTATTACTTATTGGTCCAAAAGTGTTTGCAGTTAGAAAAAAGAGCCTGGGTGAGTATTACAGTAATTTGGAGAACTGCAAAAAAGAAATTCAGTCATGTGAAGTAGCAATCAAGGCACTGGAAGAGGTGCAGCGCTGGCACACATCAGTAATCAACCCTAATATTAAAAACGAATTTGCAAACACTTCTACACAGATTTGCCAGAACTGCGACCATAAAGATGAATATATCGAGGAGTTGGAAGCGGAGGTGGAAGAGTACCGCGCAATCGGCACACCGGAAGAATGCTTGCGAAATAAGGATTTTTTGGATTTTTTTTCGGGCAAAATGAACCCGAATGATTTTGAAACATACTTGCGCTTATACAATGCGTTGGAAGAAAAGGGGTGTGAAGAATGAGTGAAGAACTTAAACCGTGTCCGTTCTGCGGCGGAGAAGCAATGTTCTTAACCATTACAAATAAGTCATCACATTTGGCTGTTGGGGTAATGTTCAAAATCAAATGTATGAAATGCGGAACAGAACTCCCAAAAAGCTATGAATGTGAGATGTATATGGATCCGGGCGGAGGCATCAGAACAGGGAAAGACGAGCGAACGAAAGCAACTACAGATTGGAACAGGAGGGCGAACGATGGGAAGATTGATTGATGCAGACAATTTGCAGTTCAATGGGCGAAATTACAATAAAAGTCAGATGAAAGCAATTCTCGATTTTATTGATTCGCAGCCGACCGCCTATGATGTGGATTCGGTTGTGAAGCAGTTAGAGAAAGAAAAGAATCCGCTCTACAGAGAGGATGGGAGTCTGATGGGGGAAAGAACAGTGATCAAAATTAACAAGGCAATCGAGATTGTGAAAGGCGGTGGAGTAGATGGCTAAGTGGAATGCAAGTGTAGGGTTACAGCTTACGATTGACTATGATGACATAGAAGCGGATACAGAAGCAGAAGCTATTCAGATTGCGAAAGACAGAGCATTAGAAGATATTGAATGGAATAACAGTGATTGCGATGTAGACAACACAATTGTGTATAGTTGCTACGAGGAGGAGCCAGAGGATGAATAGAGTGTTGCCAATTTTATTCAATACCGAAATGGTTCGGGCGATTCTGGACGGACGGAAGACCTGTACCCGTAGATTGATAAAGCCACAGCCGGATAAAAAGCATATATATCCACTTGGTTTTGTTACCGACAGTACAGAAAAGAAAGAGGTAGGATGCTTTGGATTTGCCGCTAATGAATATGGTGGCTCTATTCAATACGTTAAGCCGCCGTATAGGTATGCACCGGGAGATATCCTGTATGTTCGGGAGACATGGAAAAAGGCGCCGAACGGATACTATTACTACGAAGATTGGCAAAGAAATGACATTGCCGATGTTACAAAGTGGAAACCATCCATCCACATGCCGAAAGAAGCGGCGCGTATCTGGCTTAAGGTTACGAATGTGAGAGTGGAGCGGTTGCAGGAGATTACCATTGACGGTATTCGTAATGAAGGAATTTCTTCTATGGCAGTTCATGCCGGAGATATGGAAATTGCATTGAAAGAATGGAAAAACCTTTGGAACAGCACCATCAAAAAAACCGACCTTGACAGCTACGGCTGGGAAGCGAACCCGTGGGTGTGGGTAATCGAATTTGAGCGGTGCGAGAAACCGGAAGGAGTGTGATGGTATGGCTAAAGCAGTATTGATTATGGATATGCCGGAAGATTGCAACGATTGCTACGCTATGTACGTGAGTTTGAGTGAAAGATTTTGCAGAGCAACAGAAGAGAACTTATCAGCAAAGGCAGAGAGAACCGATTGGTGCCCGCTTCGGAAATTGCCGGAGAGATCAGATCATCCAGAGCAGAAACCGGTTGTGGTACTGAAAAAACTGATTGAGATATTTACAGATCCCGGTGATGTGGTAATTGATCCATGTTGTGGAAGCGGTAGCACATTAAGAGCGGCGGCGGAACTTGGAAGAAATGCGTATGGATTTGAGATTGACCGCAATTTTTATACAGGAGCAAAAGAGAAAATGCTTGTGTTTGAAACTGATAATCAGATTAGTTTCGAGGATATTCCAGGGGTGATGCCATGAGAACAGTATTGAAATATCCGGGAAGTAAGTGGAATATTGCTCCCCGATTGGTGGAACTGATACCGGACAGCTCGATCAAACAGCTATAGCTCCGCCAGCAGTAATGCGGCGGGACGGAAAGGAAGGAGACAATGTGTAATTGCATGAATGAAGCAATTGAGAAAATTCAGAAAACAGGAAGATATGAAAGTGTGGAAGCACCGACAGATCTTTTGTCTGGGAAAGCGTATCTGGAATTTGTGGTAAAGGAAAAAGGAAAGAAGAGAGAACGGAAGATGCCGGTGTTACTGCCGCGGTGTCCATTCTGTGGTGAGCCGTACGATGAAAAGCAGATGAAAGCGATTGATTAAGGAGGAAAATCATGAAAATTAGAGTTTCGATATATTTTGAAATTAAGGATTCGGAGATATTTGGCGGAGCGGGTTCCATTGGATATGCGGAGCAGAACATGGATTTCACGGTCGCAGAAGAAAAACCAAGGATTTTTGAAGAAAGTGCATACGACTATGTGGAAAAATCCATTGCAAACATGGCGAAAAGTTTAGGTGTGAGTGAGAAATGTATCAAGACCATCAGCAAAGAGGAATATGAGAAAAATACGGGCACTGAGGAAGAAGAACTTTAACAGAGAAAAGGAGCAGTTATGAAAAAGAAAATTTTAGCAGCAATTTTAACAGCAACACTCTTGATCGCCGGATGCAGTGACATGGCGAACGTCAGCGCAGGACAGGATAATACGATGGTATTGGTAGAAGGTTGGCGGGATTACGGTATCTATGCGGACAAAGACACAGGCGTCATGTATCTGGTGTATCAGCGGAATGGTACCGGATGTACCGTTATGCTCAATGCAGACGGGACACCGAAGATCTGGCAGGGAGAGGAATAAAATATTGGAGGATATTGGCTTATGAAGTTTTCAAAACTGACTAAGCCAGAGCTTGAAGTAATTATTGAAAACGCCAATTTTACGGAGCAGGAAGAGGAAATATTTTCTCTTCTTGCCCGTGGATTTATACCAAAAGAAATATCAATGAAAATTTGTATTCCGCTAAGAACAGTAGAAAGGCGTATCTTTGATATAAAGCAAAAAGTAAAGAGATTGGAAGGTGATTTAAACGGAAAATCTTTCTAAAAGTGAATTGTTGAATTTTGCCATTGAAAATGGTATTATCGACATAGACACCATTCAGAAAAAAATTGAGATGAACGAAAGGAAGAAATTTATTGAAAAACATAACTACAGCATTTGGGAAGGAAAAGACGGTAAGTTTTACACATATTTGCCCGACGAAGAAAGCCAGAGAGGGAAAAAACTTGTAAAAAGAACATCTGAAAAGGCGATAGAAGACGAGATAGTGAAGTTTTATAAAGCCATGGAAGATGAACCGACAATCAGCCAAGTATATTCTAGCTGGATTTCTGAAAAATTGGAATATGGTGAAATAACAAGGCAGACAAAGGACAAGTACGAAACGAATTTTAAAAGATTTTTTGAAAATAAGTATTTGCCGATTGCAAATAGAAAAATCCGGTATATTGACGAAGAAATATTGGAATCATTCATAAAAACAGCTATTTCAAAGCTGGAACTTACGCAGAAAGCGTACTCCGATATGCGGATATTGATTAACGGAATTTTCAAATATGCAAAGAAAAAACACTATACCAGCTTGAGTATAACCAGTTTCATGGGTGATTTAGAAATTTCGGAAAAGTCATTTAAAAGGAATCATAAGTCTGACAACGAATTAGTTTTTTCTAAAGATGAAGAACTTTTGATTGAACAATTCATAATGGAAGACCAACCCACATTGATTGAGTTTGGAATTATCTTGGCATTTAAAACCGGTTTGAGGGTTGGAGAAATATCTACTCTTTCATGGTCTGATATCGGAGAAAATAAGATACATATATCAAAGACAGAAATACGATACCGCGACGAAAATGGGAAATATGTATTTGACGTTCAGAATTTTCCAAAGAGCGATGCCGGATTTAGAGATGTTATAATTACCGAAGATACCAATGAACTTATGAGAAAAATAAAAATGCTTAATCCTTTTGGAGAATATATTTTTATGAAAAACGGTAAAAGGATAAAAGGACAAGCATTTACAAGACGTTTATATGTGATCTGCGATAAGGTTGGAATTGGTGAGCGATCAATTCATAAGGCGAGAAAGACATATGCTACAAAGCTCATAGATGGAAATGTTCCAGAATCTGTAATAAAAACACAAATGGGTCATACTGATATTAGAACAACGCTTGACCATTATTATTTTAATAATAAAACAGAGAGTGAGATGCAAGAATACATTGCGAAAGCACTATCGATGTAGAAGGTAACACGAGGTAACACCTTTAGGTGTAAAGAAACCTAGTATTTATGCGGGTTTGCGGGGTTTGATACCGAGTTCAAATCTCCCTTCCGCTACTATTTTTTAAAAATTGAAAACCTTGTGAAGCCTTGATTTTACTGGAAGAAAGGAGATTCTGAATGGTGTCTTTTCTGAAAGTCAAAATCAAAGGTAACACCAAAGGTAACACGAACAAATGTACGGACGCTTGATGCGTTCTTTTTTATTGCAATTTTGGCGGTAATGCGGCGGGAAACAGGCGTTATTTAGACGGTATTCTGGCGGTTTTACCGTCTTTTTTTATGCCACAATATAAGCAAAGGGAGGGATGATAATGTTTTCTGACGATGTTCTTGAGAAAATTTTTGCCAGAAAAGAATTGCAATCATTAGATTTGTCAACGCAGTCATCTATCATTCACGCAATCGAGGATGTTTTGGAGGAGGTTGAAGAAAATGAACATGAACGGAGTTTATCCGGCACCGGGCTATAGTCAGCAAATTCCTTATCAGGCATCATATGGGTACAATCCATATGGTAATCAGCAAAGAATTGAACAGCCACAAAATTATTTTCAACCGGCGCAAACACAACAAATTCAGCAGCCACAAATGACGCCTATTGGAATAAATGGAAAAATTGTGCCTTCTGTTGAAAATATTACTGCAAACGATGTGCCGATGGATGGAAGCGTGGCGTTTTTCCCAAAGCAGGATATGTCGGAAATATACGCCAAAAGCTGGAACGCAGATGGTACAATTCGTACAATCGTTTTTAAGCCGGTTTTAAATGATATGACTAACAATTTATCGCATGAACCAGAAAAAATGAAATTTGACCTATCAGACGAGTGCACAGGTGCATTTATGGGAAAGTTTGATGAACTGTTTGGGAAAATTGAACAGTTAGAGGAACGCATTGGTAAAATTCCGGTTCCACAGAAAAAAACTTCTCAAATTAAAAAGGAGAGTGAATCCGAATGAATCCGATGCAAATGATTTTGAATCAAATAATAAATTCTCCGCAGATGCAAAACAATCCAATGGCTAAAAATGCCATGCAGATGTATCAAAGCGGAGATACGGCCGGACTTAAGACAATGGCGGAGAATCTCTGCAAAGAAAGAGGAATTACAGTAGATGAAGCAAAACAAAAGGTTATGAGTATGTTTAATCATTAGTACATTTTGGGTTGCGCGCATAATAACCGGTTATCCCATTTGTAAATAAATCAGATGGAGGTAAACAAAATGTTTAATGGGAACGCATCTCCTAGTCTTGCTGATATTGCAGCAGTGACAGGAAACGGAAGAAACAATGATGGCATGTGGGGCGGCGATGGCTGGTGGGCTATCATTATCTTCGCTATGATCTTTGGCTGGGGCGGCTTTGGCGGCAATGGCTGGGGAGGAAACGGAGGTATGGGGTCAACGGCATCTGCATACACCGACTCTGCAATTCAGCGTGGATTTGACACGCAGGCTATCATCGGGAAGTTAGATGGTATTGCAAATGGTCTCTGTGATGGATTTTACGCACAGAATACCGCCGTTATGAACGGTTTCCATGGTGTAGACAATGCAATCTGCAACCTTGGATATCAGACGCAGCAGGGATTTAATACCACAAACGTAACACTTATGCAGGCACAGAATGCTTTGCAGTCCCAGCTGGCTAATTGCTGCTGTGAGACCAGAGAAGCTATCCAGGGCGTGAACTACAATATGGCGCAGAACACCTGTGCGCTGCAGAACACCATGAACAGCAACACGAGAGACATTATTGACAGTCAGCAGGCAGGAACAAGGGCAATCCTTGATTACCTGTGCCAGGAAAAGATTTCTTCCTTACAGGCAGAAAATAACGACTTAAGAAGAGCCGCTTCACAGGATCGCCAGTCTGCATTGCTCACTACTGCAATGTCGGCACAGACCCAGCAGATCATCAACGCTGTAAATCCAGCTGCAATCCCGGCATATGTTGTGCCAAATCCTAACGCTTATGCGTATGGTTGTGGATGCAACACAGGATGTAGCTGCTAAAAGTAGTTGCTACACAAAATTGAATAATTGAGTATCTTAATTGAGTTTAACTCGATTATGTCTGCTGTGCAGTATTGCTTATAAACACAAAGGGCAGACTATAATGTTTGCCCTTATTTCTATGAAAGAGAGGTATTATTATGGCAGAATTTACAGGAATTGCAATTCAAACTGTCGCGCAGGGAGAAGATGTGGCATTTACAGAAACTCCGGTATGTGCAACAAAATGCATTGTTCATAGACAGGGAAGTGGCATTGTTAAATTAAGAGGACTTACAAATCAGTGCCGGGCAAGATTTTTGGTATCTTATTCCGGAAACATTCAAATTCCTACAGGTGGAACAGTTGAAGCTATTTCACTGTCTATTGCAATTGACGGAGAACCGTTGCAGTCAACTCGAATGATTGTTACACCGGCGGCAGTTGAAAACTTCTTTAACGTTTCGGCGCAGGCATATGTGGACGTTCCTCGCGGTTGTTGTGTTACGGTAGCGGTACAGAATACTTCTGCGCAGGCAATCGAGGTTCAGAACAGCAATTTAATTGCAGTCCGGGAAGCGTAAGGAGGGCGGTTTTATGGATATTAAGAGAATGCACGAAATGATCGAAAAACTGTCTGAAAGCGCAGAGTGTGAGTTTGCAAAAGGTATCGAATGTGTAGATACAGAAGAGATGGGAAAAGTCACGGACATGCTTAAAGACCTTGCGGAAGCCATGTATTACCGGACGCTTACAAAATCAATGGACGAATCAGACCCAGAGCAGGTTCTTGATATGTTTGAGCGTTACGGAGACGGCAGACGGTATTATGACCGTTATCGTTATGAAAACGGGAGGTTTGCTCCAAAGGGAAGAGGAACGCGGAGAGGATATGACGAGCCGCCTTACTGGCACATGACACCGGAAATGTATCACGATATGGAGCATGACCGCGACATTGATCGACCACATGGGCGAATGTATTACACAGAGCCTACAATTGCGGCAGATGGCGGTATGCGTGACCGCAGAGAGGGTAAAAGCGGAATGAGCCGTAAATCCTACATGGAAAGCAAAGAACTCCATAGAGGAAATACGCCAGAAGACAAGGATGCAAAAATGCGTGACCTTGAAAAGTACATGAAAGAGCTTTCGGAGGATATGGCGGAACTTATCTCCGATATGACGCCGGAAGAGCGCACAATGACAAAAAGCAAGCTGTCAACGCTTGTTTCCAAAATGTAATGGCAGGGGCAGGAATGCCCCTGTTTGTTTGAACATTGACAACTGAATATCAGCTAGTGATTTGTGGATTTGGAAATTTTTAAAAAAAGTATTGACTTTTTGTGCGTACTATTATATATTAAACGTGCGTACAGAAAGAAGGTGCTGAGAATGTCTCCACGCACAGGCAGACCTAAAGTTGACAATCCTATGAATGAAAGACTTTATGTTCGAGTATCGAAGCAAGAAAAAGATGAAATTATGAAATTTTCATCAGAAAGTGGATATTCCATATTAGAACTTATAAGGGCGGGGATTGAAAAGCTAAAAGGTCAAAAAAAATAAGAAGTTGCCACGCTACCAACGAAAACAACTTCTTATCAACCGAGATAACTCTCTGTGAAATATTTTATCATAGAGAGTATCTCTTTTCAAGAAAAAATTGAAAGGAAGGAAAAATCTATGAGAAGCATTGAAGAAATTGTAAGAACGATACTTAATAGTGACGCGC